CCCTGGAGCACCGATGATAGACAACGGACGTTTGATAGGAAATAAATCCTTGATAGTTTGAAGAACCAATTCAGCTCGCATTTTTAATCTCCTCATGTGCTTTGCAGTGGTTATGGTCAGGGCCAAGTGATACAACCTGACCGTCTTTACGAGCGGCTTTAGCTATCATCTTGTCACTGTAGAATAGTGGCTTGCCATCATCACCAGTGACGATTGCTCCACCTTGTCCATGCCGAAGCATGAATAGTTTCAGTGCTGATTTACTCATCGGGTTAAACCCTCCCAGAGTTGTGGTAAAGTTAAGCATGAGTTGTACTCAGTCCAGTACCTCTCATCCCATGATTCACAGCCAATCATAAAGTTGATGGCTATGAAGGCGATAAGGAAACCCACCACTACAGCTAGCAGTAGGCCTCCGATAATGTTGAGGATGCGGCTCATTGATAGAGACCCCATCCGAAGTAGCTGTCTGCAAGTGACATCAGTATCGACGCCACTACACAGTACAGTATCCAAGTGAATAAAGTTGACATCTTCATCGGACATTACCTCCCTTGTTGTTGATACCCTTCAAGTCTTCAGGATTAGTGAAGAGCATATAGTTAGACTTGTGCATAGGAGCGACAGTAAAGACTCGCTTCCGTGCCATAACCTCCCCACAGACTAGACATGTGTCATAGCCCAAAGAAGAACGGTCAGGATGAACCTGACCGCTACAACGTACACATTCAGTGTAAGGTTTAGAGAAGGACAATGTTATCATCCGCTTTCTTGATGTGCTTTACAGGCCCTGCAATAGTGACCTTAGGCTTGCCCCATTTACCTGCCGCTAGAGTAGCAGTATCACCACGGTCAATAGCGTCCTTGACTGCTGTCTGAGGAAGTTCCTTAGAGTCACGGTCTAGAGTCTGGTTGACATTGGGAATATAGAAATCCCAACGATTGAATGTTGCCTTAGGATTGGTATCACAGAACGCCATAGCTGACGCTACAAGTTCACAGATATTGGTGGCATTATACTTGCCCTCATTAGAGGGTTGTAAGTAGAGCATGTTAGTGCCCTTGTTGAATGCCAAGTTAAGATTACCTTCATAAGTTTTAGCCATGTGACTAACCTCCAGTTAAAGTTACAATTAAAACTCTCTAAGAGAGCCGTCCCGAAGAACAACCAAACTTTACATCGCCGTTTCGGCTTTGTCAAATCGCTACCGCCTTTAGTCTTTATTGTCTATCTAGTGTAAGCTTTAGAGTATCCGCCGATGTACTACAAGAGAGATAGTAAAATGGATAGTAAAAACTGTAAAGATATCAAGGCCTTACGATGAAGTATCTAAACTATCTAGTTTTTTAGAGGTTATGTGGTGTTACGCGCAAATAGCAATAACACAGGATATTTAGTTGTAGAGAAGGGTATAGTTAAAAAAACTATATAATTTAGATAGTTTAGATAGTAATACTGTACATATGGCCCTGTATATCCTGATTCTTATGGCTTTTCTCTCAACATGTTGTATAGTTTGGCTATCTAAACCCCACGATATAGTGTCAAGTTATAACTAGATAGTATAGATAGTCTCTAGTCTTGGTATTAAAGCGCACGAAAACCCCCCGAGCAATGGGTCTATATATAAAAATAATAGAAACTTGACACAAAAAAATAGAGGGAGCCTTGCGACTCCCCCTTGGTTTGATTCTCTTATGATACGAGATATTGCACAATGTCTACCATCTGCACCAGTGCGAGCAAAAACATAATGATGTGCCCGATATGGATTTTTTCGTACATTGTTTTGACTCCTTTGTTTAACGTTGTGACCGCCACACTAGAACTCCAGCGAACCAAGTGAACATTCCAATCAGTGTGATTAGCGCCCAGATGATTAGTTCGAAGCCGACGATACTGTTATCTGCTTCGATGGTTCCAACTCCAGCCATCATCAAGAAGAATCCGGCTATACTAAATATAATTGAGAACACTTTCATAGTTTACACTCCAGTTGTTTAGGTTGGCTGGGCGACTCATGCCGCCCAGCTTCTTGGTTTATCGTATGTCTACTACCTGAACATCTCTATGGTAGATTCCGTCGGAGATAACTTTCTTAGCAAACGCTATCGCATCATGTCTGCGGTAGTATTGCCTTGAGTATCTCATTCCATCTTCTAACCAGATAACCATGTAGTCGCGTTTCATATCTTTCATTGACATTGTAATGTCTCCAGAAGGCGGCTGGAGCCGAAGCTCCAGCCTAGGTTAAGGTTAAAGCAACACGATGTTGTCGTTTTGCTTGGTAGTCGGCGAAGCTGGATTTACCAAGTCAAGTCTTGGCTTGCCCCACTTCCCAGCCTTTACGACTGGCTGGTATCCCGCTTTCAGCGCTTTTTCCAGTTCAGCTGGATTCAGGTTTTCACCATCTTTCAGCTTCTGGTTTACATCCTTGATGTAAAAGCTCCAGCGGTCTACCGACCCTTTGTTTACCTTGCCAGCTTCAACTACCAGCTTAGCAACCGCATCAGCGTCTTGTGCTGAATACTTACCATCAACCGCTTTCGCTAAGCTGATAACCTTTGTTCCCTTGTCGAACTTGACATTGAAACGACCTTCGAAAATACGTGTCTGCATGACACACTCCTTATACACCTACGATTTCAAACAGCGTGGCGGTGTAGGCTAGCCCGCCCGCCGGTGCCGCTGGTCATCAGCGACAACTCAATAAGGCCATAACTATACAATAATGTCAAGTTGCGCCTATTTCTGCGGTTTTCTGGCGCTTTGGCTTGGCGCTATGCAATCACTTGCACGACGCAAGAGGGGGGGCACATGGAAATTTTTTTTGTACCCCACCCCCATATAAGTAAACCTCACATAACAAGGCCCCAAAAAATGAAGATGTAAAGTTAGCATAATGCTTGACAGCTCCGTAACTTACAGACTAGGATTGCCTCATGGATACGTTACCGCTTAAACATACCAAGTGGTCTGATCGCTTAGCGATGGACATGGCACTGATGCTAGAAGGAAGCGGCGAGACTTTGGATGAAGTCAAAGATCGCCACAGCCTGAAGGTAGAAGAGCTGCTTGTATTTAATAAAGACCCTGTGTTTTTGAAGAAGGTCGAGTCTTACCGCGACGAAGTTCGTGAAAAAGGTATGACGTTTAAGCTTAAAGCCAGAGCACAGGCGGAAGAACTCTTAACAACAAGTTGGACTTTGATCCACAGCCCAGATGTTTCTGCGGCTGTAAAAGCTGATCTTATTAAGTCTACTGTTAAGTGGGGCGGCTTAGAGCCTAAGAACGAAGTAAACGCGGAGGGTGCAAGTGGCGGAGTTAAAATTACAATTAACCTCGGGGGTCAAGACTTCCCAGCGACTGTCGTTGATCACGAACCTATTGACGAAGTTTACACAGAAGGAGAAGGGGCAGAAGATGGCAACCTTCTCAACACTGGATGAGTGCGAGCGCTGTGCGGCAATTTTGCTGCAGCTGAACGTACGTTATAAGCAGAAGATCCGAAGAAAGAAGAATGTAGAAAAACCTTATGCAGTAATACTTCTTGATAATGTTGATCTTCTGCTTGCTCAAACTGAAGTGTCTGAGCAGTGCCCTCATTGTGGGACACAGACTACAGATTATAAATGGTGCAAGCACTGCGGGGATATAACAAGTTTAGATGAGTATGAAGCACATGCTAATAAAATGGGATGGCACGGGTAAGAACGCGGCCAACATGACAGTAGAAGAATTTGCGCTAGAGCTACAGCGTATAAAGCACAGGACGTTGTATATTGATACGACTGCTGCTGGGCGAGACGCGGCTAAACGTACGCGCAGTTATAGGAATGCTAGGCGGGGGGCGTTTGGCAAATGGCATTAGATATTAACTTTACACCATCACGAACTGCAGCGAAGTTTATGCAGTCAGACTCTAAGATGCGCGTACTGATGGGGCCGGTTGGGTCTGGTAAATCTGTTGCAAGTTGTTTTGAGATTGTGCGTCGGGCGAGTGCGCAGGAGCCGAACGAACAGGGTATACGTAAATCGCGGTGCGCTGTTGTGCGTGAGACTGTACGCCAGCTAACAGATACTACAATTAAAACGTTTCTTGATTGGTTCCCACCTGGGGTGTGCGGCCAGTTCATGCGTACGACCAAGACATATTTCTTTAAGGTTGGCGATGTTGAGTGCGAGATTATGTTTCGTGCGCTTGATGATGCTGACGATGTGGCAAACCTTAACTCTCTTGAGCTTACCTTCGCGTGGTTTAACGAGTGTAGGGATATCAACGCCGAAATCGTAGACGCGATGTCTAAACGTATCGGGCGTTTTCCATCTAAGAAAGATGGCGGGCCTTCTTGGTTTGGTATGTGGGGTGACACTAACCCCCCGACTATGGATACATGGTGGTATTATCAGATGGAGCACTTAGACGCTAAGGATGGCGTCAGTTATAATGATAATGGGTGGGATGTGTTTAAGCAACCGTCCGGACGTAGCACTTTTGCAGAGAATGTGGAGAACTTACCAGATGGATATTATGACACCCAAGGGCGAAGCGAAGAATATATACGGGTCTTCATTGACGGAGAGTACGGACTTAGCTCCGCAGGTCAGCCAGTCTATAAGTATTTCAGACCAGACTATCACATGGCTGGAGAAACTTTGCGTCCTATTCTCAATGGGGTGCGTCCTATCGTTGTCGGTATGGATTTGGGGTTGACTCCAGCAGCAGTTATCGGGCAACAAGACCCTCGCGGGCGAGTCCTAATTCTCGATGAGGCAGTGTCTTTTGACATGGGGGTTCAGAGATTTGTCCGCACGATTCTCAAACCTATGGTATACGAACGATTTAGCGGTGCGCCGATCCTTGTGGTCGTTGACCCAGCTGGTATTCAGCGTGCCCAGACAGATGAACGATCAGCGGTTGACATCATTAAAGCCGAAGGGTTTAGGGTCATACCGGCAAAAACAAACAATGTGTCAGCAAGATTGTCTTCAGTAGATGATTATCTTATGCGTCATGTGGACGGCGATAGCGCGTTCCTACTTGACCCTAAGTGCTCACAACTTAAAGCAGCTATGATGGGTGGGTATAGGTTCCACCATAAGAATGGCAACATTGACAAAAATAATCATTCCCACGTAGCTGAAGCTTTACAATACTTTATGTTACACGTAGCGACAGCTGGCGAGGGTTCTTTCATGCCTATGCGGCGGGAAGTTAAAAGGGTTGCAGCATCAGGTTGGACTTGATATATTGTTGGTGTCATTGAGACATCCTTCATAGTTACCTAAACTTACCCTCTACGGATTGTCCCCGTAGGGGGTATTTTCTTTACTTGCGTAAGAACTTATTGCCATGTATAAATAAAAGTGTACACTTACTGCAGGAGTGTGAGTATGAATAAAAACGGAATGCCATGTGGTTGTGGCTGTGGAAGTAAACCTTACGTAGTCTATTCGGACAATCCGAAGATGGACACTAGCGGTATGGCCCAACGTAAAGTACGCCAGTACAAATCTGGCGGGTATGTCTACTCAGATAAAAACGACCCCGACACCAGAATTGACATGGACGATATTGATGATGAGGAGCGTATGTAATGGCAAAGATTATTGACACGCGCAAAGACGGACGCGGCCTTAAGTACACAGCATATGATTCAAAGCTGGTAGACTACGCTAAAGCTCCTGGCACTGGGCTAGACCCAGATAAAAAATTTAAGATTGGTAAGCCTAAAGTTCTAGAGCGCCCTGGGGATGTTGAGTATTTTGGCTCTGAGTTCAAAGATGCAGCGCAGAAGCTTGCTGATGAACGAGCGGCTGCATACCGCCGCCGCCAGACAAACGAATATATCCGAACTGGCGCTAAAGCTCCTGGGGATAGGGTTAGTAGCGCTGCGTCTGGAGTAAAGATAGGGCAACTGCGCGGAGAAGGTTTTACTGCTGCGAACAGGGCTGCTAAGCAGGCTGAGCGTATGCAGCGAGTGGGTACACAGCGTGCGGCATTGGTCGAAAGAGGCCAGCAGACTATGACAAATATGAACCCAACAGCTAATCTCAGAACGGCGACTAAAGGTTTTGCCAAACTAGCAGGTAATGCTTCTGAAGGGCTAACTACTTTCCGTGATAAGAAAGATGATGAGGGGCTTGCTTAATGCTACAGGTGATAGGAAATGCTGAGTTACGCAAGCGCGAACAAGAAGTTGTAGATAAAGAACTTGCTGCTCGCCAGAATGATTCTGTAGTTCTAGGCCTTACAGGGCATCTACGCCATTGCTGGGACGCAGCACGACAAGCTAAAAAACCTATCGAAAATATTATGCTTCGCGGATTACGGCAGCGTAACGGCGAATACGAAGCAGATAAACTACGCGATATCCACGAGCAGGGCGGTTCTGACATCTATATGGGTGTCACAGAAGTTAAATGCCGTGCGGCGGAGAGCTGGCTTCGTGACATACTGCTTGATACTGGAACACCTCCTTGGGGGCTAAATCCTACACCTATTCCAGATTTATCTCCTGATCAGACTATGGAACTACAAAACGCTTTTGCAGCGGTAGTTACACGTATTGTTGAGAATGAAGGTAGAGCACCAAACGCCGACGAAATGGTCGAACTAAAAGAAATGGTAGGCCAAGAGTATAGGTTTAAGCTGCTTGAAGCTGCAGATAATCGTGCCCAGAAGATGACTATTAAGATCGCAGACCAGTTTGCACAAGGTGGTTGGGCTGATTCGTTTAATGAATTTATTACTGATTTAGTAACTTACCCGTGTGCTTTTGTTAAAGGGCCAGTTGTTCGCAGGCAGCGTAAGCTAGGCTGGACTAAAGGTGCTGACGGAAAGACTATTGTTGAAGCAACTGAAATTATTGCCCCTGAGTTTGAACGGGTTGACCCCTTTAGGATTTACCCAGAGCCAGGAATTTCTACAGTAAACGAGGGGTATATTT